CTTACCTCCGTAAAGATGCCGGTAGGCCGGCACCCCTTACGAGATGCCGACCTATACCGGGTTAGTGGAAGGTCACTCCTCCCACTCGTCCTCGTCCTCCTCTTCCTCATCGCCCTCTTCGAGCTCGGACTCGTCCTCGGCCTCATCGGCCTCGTCCTCGTCCTCTTCGTCCTCGTCCTCATCGGACTCGTCCTCTTCGTCCTCCTCCTCGAGGTCCTCGGTGTCGAGCTCGTCCTCCTCCTCGAGCCCTTCCTCGTCCTCCTCGAGTTCGTCCTCATCGGCCTCCTCGGCCTCGGCCTGCTTGGCGGCCTTCGCGGCCTCCTTCTCGCGCTGCCGGCGCGTCTTGCGGACGCGCTTCTCCGGCTTCGCCTTCTGCAGGAAGTCCGCGGAAACGCGGCGGGTGTACTGGTCGTCCTCGGCCAGTTCCTCGCCACCCTTGGAGGTGAGGACGGTGACGGTGATGAGGTTGCGGCCCCGCACCTCCTCCATCGACTCGACGCGGACCTTGCACCCGTAATACGAGGCACGGGTCAGGTACCAGGTCGAGCCCTTCTTGAAGCGCTTCTTGAGGCCACCCAGGGCCTCCTTCCGCTCCTCGGCCCGGACGGCGCGCTTCTCGGCGGCCTGCTCCTTGAGCTTGGCGAATGCCGCGTCGCGCTTCTCCTTCTTGATCGCGGCCTTCTCCTCCGCGGACAGTTCCTCGGTGGCCTTGGTCGCGGTCTTGCCCTTCCGGGTTGTACCGGTCTTCGCAGTGGCGGAACGGGTGGTCCGCTTGGCCGCGGGACCGTTCTCGGTGGCGGCGGGCTTCGCGGCGGGGCGCTTGGCCCGGGTCGCCGTTGCCTTGGCCGCGGGCTTTGCCGTCGCGGTCTTCGACGCGGCGGGCTTGCGGGTGAGTGCCATATGTCCTCCTCGGACCTAGTTGCGGCACGAACCGATGTGGTCGCGCCATGGGTACACAGTACCCGATGGACCTGGCCCTGTCAACCCGGGCCAGGGGCTTTCCCTATATCCCCGTTTCCTCATGCGCGATACGGAATGTCGTGGTGCGTTCGAGGATGCGCCACTGCACACCCTCGCGCTCGGCGATGTCCTCGCGGGCCTCGGCGATTGTCCGATGCGGCGTTCCGACACCGTCCCAGTGCCGGTCACCTTCGTTGCGCCGCTGCACAACGAAATCGACCTGGCGTCCGAGCGAACGGTCCGGCCCGGGTTGTACCGGCCGTACCACTTCGATGCTACCGGGCTTTATCCCGTGGCACTTGTGCCACACCCGGTTACGCAGGTAAAGGTGCGGGCGGTGCACTTCGATGTCGTTACACCGGACAATGCGACCCGGCTCGATTTCGCCTTGATCGGGGAGGTTCGTCCAGTGCGACAAGCCCATTCGGAACGCGTCGTCCACCGGTATCTCGAGCGGAAGGGGGAACGTCCCGTCCGGCATCCTCCGCCTCCCGCGAAGCATGTCCGCGGGGAAGTCCTTTCCGGGCATCGGTCGGATATAGAGGGTCAACGGGTACGAGTTGCTGCTCCGGGACATGACCCGGAAGCGCTGCTTGTAGTGTGCGTTGTAGAGCTGGTCGCCGGCTTTCGGCAGACCCGTTGCGGTAGGCATATGAGTTCCTTTCCTCGGTCCTTCCGGACCGGGTTCGAAGGTGGTACGCACGGGACTGGGTGATCCACTCCCCGGCGGTTCGACCGCCTGCCCGTCCTATCCCGGCTGCTAACCGGAGCGCTAACTTGGCGTCCTGGTGGATCGCAACCTTCGAACCCGGACCGCAAGGGCGGGAACTGGCGTCCCCGCGCTTACGGGTTGTACCGGCCGTCAGGCGGAACGCTTCCGCGACGACAGCACGATCCACCGGCCGATGCCCAGGATGATGTCGGTGAAGACCCATCCGAACACGACCATCACGATGCCGAGTGCCTGGCCCGCGTGACCGGCGCCATTCAGACCGGCGGCGTAGTGGACCATGCAGTCGTTGTAGGACTTGAACACCGGCCACCACGCGTGATTGGCGCAGCCCTGCAGGACTTCGGCGTGGCTCGGACCGGTGCTCTCGGTACCGTACAGGACGATGAGGCCGATGAACAGGGCCTGCACCGACAGGAAGAACCACATGAAGACGCGCTTCGCCTTCTTGGCCTTCGGCTCGGGGATCGCTGGGGCGGTGGTGATGTCGGACATTGTCGTGCCTTTCCCTCGGGGTGTACTGCTTTCCGACGCCGAAAGGCCGGACCCCTTTCGGAATCCGGCCTCTGGGCGAACTGCGGTCAGGCCTTCTTGGAGGCCTTCCGCCGCGGCTTGCTCTGCGGCACCTGGTGGTCGTGCACGGCCTTCTTCGCGGCGCGCTTGCTGGCGGCCACGGTGGAAAGGCCGTTCGGGCCGTCCACCTGCCAGAGACCCGAAGGGTACTGGCTGGCCACGTACTCGCCGTTCCGGCTCATCATGATCGCCGGGGTCGTCCCGGGCACGTCGTGAAGCCGAACGGTGCGGACGGTCTGCTTCTTGGTCGCGGTCATTTTCGTTCTCCTCGCTGGTTGTACCGGCCTTGTTGCCGCCTCCGAAAGCCCGCACCCCTTTCGGGATACGGGCTTAGGGAAGGTGACGGTCAGATCAGGCCGTGCACCCGCTTGTAGCACCGGGTGCCCATCATCCGGCGAACGCTCTTCGCCTGCCAGATTGCGTGGTTGCACATAACGCACGCCCCGACCTTGATGTTCAGTTCGCGGATCGCGTCGTCATCGGTGACGCGCTCCTCCTCGGTGAGGACCCAGACCATTCGGTAGTCCCGCTCCCAGTCGTGGTGCACGGTCTTACCGTTCGCGGCCAGCCTCGGCGGGCTTTCCACGAGTCGGAATGCGGTGACCCTGTCGCTCCCGCGACGCTTCCGCACCACGTACACGTTGTCGTTGTGCACGTAAATGCCGATCCTCGCGGGCCGCATTCCCCGGCGGGGAACAATGATCTCCGGCACGTCCGGCTCGGCCTCAAGTGCGGCCTGGTCCTGCTCGGCCTCGCGGCGGGCGAACTCGTTCTTGTGCTCCGCCCACTCGCGGTTGAAGCGCTCGCTTTCGGCCTCCCGGGTTGTAGCCCCGAATGGCGCCTGCTCGAACGCCTTGAAGTGGTCCTTGTCGTAACCCTCCTTGAGCGGCTGCGCGAACAGCCCCTTGCCGGACTCGGCGTTTCCGAACCACTTCTTGATGTCGACCTTCGTGACCTGGTACGGGTCACTCTGGTTGCGGTGCTTCGCGATACGGACCAGGTACCAATTGGCCTGCTGCTCCGTCATCACGCGCTCCTCAACCAAGCGCTCCAGCAGTGCGATCTGCTTCGGTGACGCAATCGGGTCATACTGGCCCGTGGCGTAACGGTTGCGCTTGGTCCGGATGTTGATCGTCCTCGGCATCTCGTGCCTCCCTCGTTGCTGCGTGCCTCGCACGCGTGACTGCTACCCCTCAATACTAGCAGCTGCTGCGGCCCCGGTCAAGCTCACTTTCGGGCCCCTGAGCTGCCGCGATGCGGGCCTACAACCCGGTGGTCCGCGCGCGCATGCGCTGCTGCGGTTCGCGCCAGCTCAGGCGCGGGTCTCGCAGTACCAGGTACCGCGTCTGAACTGGCGCGATGCCACCGGTCTCGAGCCGGTGCCCACACCCGCGGCACCGGTCCAGTTGCTCACCCGGGAGCCGAACGCGCTGTTCGCCGTGGTTATCGTCGCCGGGCGGGCATTCGTAGAAACGGTCACGCCAGTGCCACGGGGTGACGGTGATGCGTTGACCTTGCACGCCAACGACCAGCAGCGTTTCGTGGTCATCGAAGTGCGGCATCACGAGTTTACCGCCGACCGCGAGCGTGTGCGGGATGATGAGGTTAATCTCGTGCGTCGGGCGGTCGTTCACCGAGCACCCCTTCCTAGTGCGGACCACCCCGAACGGATAGTGCCATCCGGGAAGACCACGGTTGACGGGCGCTCGTGGTCAACGGCGTAGGTGAGCGTGTACCACGTTCCGCTCCCGCGGGTACGGTACCGGAACCCTTCGGGTGCGCCCACTACCCAGTCGCGACCGTGGCGGACAATGTCGCGATCGCGGGACAGGTAATCCTTCGCCGGCATCACCCGGTCGGACAGGTCCACTGCCTGCTGCGAGAGCTTCGCCACCAGCAGTGGCGGGTGTGCGCAGATGAACACCTCATCCGGCCACCGTTCCTTAGCCGCGACGGTGATCTGCTCATCGAAGCCGATGCAGCAGCCCTGACATAGCCGCGCGCTGCCGTACCGTTTGATGCGCTTGGCGATCAGGGACACCGCCTTCTCGAGTTGCGGTTCAGTGGCCCCGTGCTCGGTACCGGTTGCGCCGATGTTCACCGGAGGTACCCCTGCTTGGTCAGGTCATTGCGGCACTTGTCGCGGATCTCGCGCATGTCCGCATACGGGACAAGCGCTGCGAGCACCTGCTTCCACTCACCGAGAGTGAGAATGGGCGGGGCGGTCACCTTTGCGTTGTCGTTGACGCGCACCCGAAAACCACGCGAGTCCGGAGGAATGGTATAGCCGCACTCCTCCTCGAAGCTGCAGTGACCGCGTTTGTCGTTTGGGTGCTGTCGGTCCCACCAGCGCCCCCACGCGGTCCAGTCATCAGCGCTAGGCATAGGCCCAACGCCGGGAACGTGCTCATGCGAGCCCGGTACGTATGCGCTTTCCTCGGTCATTTCGGCTCCTTTCCGAAAGCCATTGTCGCTACAACCCGGGACCCGCATGCGTATGCGGGTCCCGGATCGCGGCTAGCGGTTAGAGGCCGTCCGCCTTGCAGATTGGGCAGCCCATCTCGGCGCATTCGCTTGGGTCGTAATCGGTGTCCGCGGTTTGCGCGCACACGTGGTGCCGCTTCGCGTTCACGAACCGGGCGTACACCTGTTCGAACACGCTGTCCTTATCGGGGCGCCGTTCCCGGCGTGCTGGCTTACCGCAGTCCATGCACGCCTCTCCCGGCTCCGTATCGTGCCAGTGGTTATTCTCGCAGGCGAACCACCCGCCCTCGTTCAGGTATAGCGCCTCCGCCCTTGCTCGCGGTGTCGCGAATCGACCTCGCGGAGCGTTCACGATTTCGCCGTCCAGGATCTGCTGGTCAGTGGCCATTGTCCACCTCCACCGGCTCGAGGCAGCCCATTGACTGCCCGGGGTACCACTTCAGCGTTTCGTCACCGGCGTCCTGGTCCGTGAAACGCCCGACCGGACCTTCGTCGTCAACGAGGTTGTCGCACTCCTCGCCGTAGAGGCAGGTCACGGGGTCGCCGTGACATTCGCGTTCGTGCTCGTTGGCCCGGACGCTGCGGCCCCAGCCAGTTACGGTGTACGTTCGTCCCGCGTTCTTGAGGCCCTCGCTGACCTGCCAGCTCGTTCCTACGGTGTAGCCACCGTTTTCCTCCGGGTCGCTAGGTACCGGGATGGTCACCCAACGCTGCTGCTCTGTCATTGGCGCAGCTCCTTTCCTCTCCCTCCAGTATAGCATACATTGCCCGGTCCGGCAACGGCCCGCTGCGAAACGGCGCAGGGCCTACAACCCGGGCGGTTTAGCAGTAGCGCGGGAGGGGGATACAGTATATATGCCTACCACCCCTGAAGCGAGGGACCGTTCCGCACAAGCGGCCCGCGTACGCACTGCGGTAAAGAGCAAGCAGCGAAAGCAGCGAAAGATCGGTGCCGCGGGAACGCTTGCTACCGCGAAGAGTCGAAGGCGCCACGCTCAGCTGTCGGAACTGTACGGGACGGATTCAACCGTCACCGACCCCGCGGAAGTGCTGCTGGCCGAGATTCGCCGTACCTCCGGGCACATTGAGTGGCTGCGGGAGCAGATCCGTTATAGCGATCCCCGCTCGTTCGTTCGCTCGTTGTGGCTGGTGCGCCGCCAATCGGGATACATCAACCCGAAAGAGGTGGACCTCACGGCGTTTTCCCAGGCGGGTGCGCTGTGGGTCGACCTGTACCTCAAGGAACGGCAGCATCTCGCCGCAGTTTGTCGTACCGCATTGGCCGCGGGGCTGGAGGAACGGCGGGTGCGTCTCGCCGAACGGCAGGCCGAGAATCTCGGCAAGGCGGTCCGCGGTATGCTTTACGACCTGGGTGTCGATCCGGAGGACGATACCGTTCGCGCGGTGGTGTTCCGCTGGCTAACGGCCGCCTCATCCGGTAATATCGATGACGCGGTGCGCCCGTCACTGCTACCTATCGAAGACGGTAAGGACTCCTGAAAGTCACGGCCAGAAACTTGGTCCGCAACGGTTTAACCGCCGGTGCATAGGGGGATGCTAAGGGGGAAGGAACTGCCTGCCTCCTGAGCGCAAGGGCCACCGATGAGTGTTCCGAGCGTTGCGGAACCGGACGGAGCTTCCCTATATGAGAGGCTCGAAGCGGATCCGCTTACGCTGGCAGCGGCGATGTTCCAGCCGCGAACGACCGACTCGTTCGAAAAGTGGGCTCAGTCCCGCCTCGGAACGTGGCTGACACCTGCCCAGATTGCGGTAAACGAGTCCGTTGTTTCGCACCGCTACACTGCGGTTCCCAGTTGCCACGCGGCGGGTAAAAGCCGCTATGCGGCTATGAAGGTCGGTCACTATATCGACTCGCACACTCTCGGATCGGCTTTTGTCGTCACCACTGCACCGACCTCCGCACAGGTCGAGTCCGTGCTTTGGCGCGAACTCGGAAGGGTGCATCGGGAGGCCAAGCTCCGTGGGAGGCTAACCCGTGCCGGATATCCGCAGTGGCGCGTGGGTGATGAGCTGGTTGCTTTCGGTCGCCGTCCAACGGAGGTCGCATCGTTCCAGGGCATTCACGCCAAGTTCGTCCTCATCATTCTCGAAGAGGCTGACGGTATCCCCGAGGCCCTGTGGATTGCTGCCGATACACTCGCGAGCTCGGGTGCAGCTCACGTGCTGGCTATCGGCAACCCGGACTCGGCTGATTCGCACTTCGCACAGGTGGTCCGACCGGGTTCGGGTTGGAATGTGGTATCGATTGACGGACTGCGGACCCCGAACTTCACGAAGCGAGCGGTGAACCGTTTCCCCGACCTCAAGCAGTACATGATCGATCACGGTATTCCACCGGCCGACAAGCTGGTCCAGCACGTGCCGCATTATGCTCGGCATGAGTGGCAGGAAGTGCTCCTCTCCCCCGTGTGGGTCGCAGAACGAATGGAGCGCTGGGGCGTAAAGCGTTTCGTTGACGAGTCCGGGAAGGTACGTTGGAGAGAACCGGCGCTCTGGTGGAGCAAGGTACGTGGACGGCCACCGGAGGAAGGGTCCGAGGGGCTTATCCCGTTGAGCTGGCTCGAGGCTGCATTCCGCCGGTGGGACTTGTGGGATGAGGCGGGACGCCCACGCCCGGACGGTCGTTTGATTATCGGATGCGACGTGGCCGACACCGGCAAGGACGAGACGGTGATGACTCGGCGCATCGGTCCGATCATTATGACGATGGAACGGGTCGGACAGCAGGACACGGAAACGACCTCAATGCGTCTGGTCGGAGCGCTGCAGAAGATCGCCGGGTCGGTGGCCTGCGTGGACGGTAACGGGCTGGGTATCGGGGTCGTCAATCGAGTGCGCTCGTTCCGCCTCCCGGTGCTGTCCTATATCGGGTCACAGAAGGCGGAGGGGATTGTCGATGTCACGGGTGAGTTCAAGTTCGCGAACACCCGTAGCGCGGCGTACTGGCACCTCCGTGAACTGCTCGATCCCGTAAACGGTCCGGGTGACATTGCGATACCGCGGGATGAGGACCTCGCGGCAGACCTCACCGTCCCGCGCTGGAAGGTGAAGCTCGGCGGGGTCATTGCGGTCGAGCCGAAGGATCAGGTCGTCAAGCGGCTTAAGCGGTCTCCGGACTGTGGTGACGCTGTGGTGATGACATTCTGGCCCGACTCCAGTGCGGAAGCGCGTAGCCGCATTGTCGAGTATTCGAGCACCCACGACGACATTGACAGCTGGGCCTCCGATGTTGTGCGCCCCCTAGCGGCACGGCGCCCCGGACACCGGCGCCGAATTGAGGAGCTCGGGCGAGGCCAGTTGACCCTACGAGGCGACACGCATATGAACGTTCATACGTACTCCGAAATTGACGGAGGGTGGGATACCGAGTGGTAGATGGGAACGGGACGGCTCCCTCCGCAAAGCCCAAGCCACGGACTGCTGCCGACCTTCTCGATCGGCTACCGAAGCTTACCCGGAAGCAGCGCAACGCACTGCTGCAGGGCGAGACGGGTACGGCGTTCGACCTCTATACGAGAATGTTCGTTGCGTTCCGAGACGGGGACGTTTTCGAGACGGGTGAGTGG